AATTAGCCCAGAAATCCGTGCAGCAGTTGCAAGTAAGTTAAAAGTATCTGAGTCATGTGTAATTGTTCGTAATCCCCAAGAAGAAGCAGAAACAGTTCTTAATCATGCAAATGATAAAACAGAAGACGGTGCATTGTTAGACAAGCCATTAGAAGAAACAGATGGTCAAAGTTTAGTAGGTGACAAGCATGTTACTAGCTTCCTAAAAGAATTAAGCAAAACAAAAACAACAGGTAACCAAGTTAAGGGTACAAATGATAAGATCCTTGCTAAGAAAGCACCTGCTGAAAAGTCAGCGTCAGGTAAGGCTGATAAGAAAGCTGGATCAACAAGTCCTGTTGGCAGCAAAAAAATAACTAAACCAGATGTTAAATCTGCCAGAGGATAAGAATATGAATTTTCAAGACTTATTAGCAAAGATGAAATCAATTGACGAAGGTACTAATATTGTACCACAACCGTTTGTTGCCCCAGGTGAGCCAACTGACCCAGATGCCGAGTTTGAAATGGACGAGTGCGGAGACAAGATGCCTGCAAAAGCACCTAAGCCAGGACTAGCAGGCGATGACGAAGTTTTAATTGGCGAAAAGAACGTTGACGAATGTGGCGAAATGGGTCCTATGGGTGCTCCGAAGCAACAAGACAACGTTACTATGAATGTAAGTATGAACGGTAGTGGCGCAGGTGGTATTGCCGATTTAATGAAAATTTTACGTAACATTGAACACGCTGGCCAAGAAAAAGATATAGTAGTAGGCATGGATGAAACACAGCCAGACGGTGATTTTCAAAATGCAACCACTAGACCGGACCCAGAAATGGCAGGTATTGGTGCGGTTACCCGCACAGGTAATGACTTAGCTAGCAAAGGTGCAGAAGCAGAAAAAGTAAACGGTGGAGGAAACCCAATGGGCGTTGACGAATCGTTAGTTGCAAAACTATCAGCTATGTACGAAAGCATTAAGTCAAGATAAATTGGTCTAAATGACCCCAAAATAGGCCCAATGGGCCTATTTTTTTTGTAAATAAAGTTATGGCAAAATCACTTGATGGCGTTCTAACCAAAAGAGCGCATACTAAAGAAAGGTTTACAGAAGACCAAGTCCAAGACTTGTTAATGTGCTCTGACCCCGTAGAAGGTTACATGCACTTTGTAAAACATTTCTTTCATATTCAGCACCCTACTAAAGGTAAGGTTAAATTTGAGCCGTTTCAATATCAGGAACGCTTGCTCCACTCATATCACGATTATCGTTTTAACATTAACATGATGCCACGTCAAAGTGGTAAGACTACTTGTGCTGCTGGGTATCTACTTTGGTACGCTATGTTCCATCCAGATCAAACTGTACTAGTAGCGGCGCACAAATATACAGGTGCGCAGGAAATTATGCAGCGTATTCGTTATGGATACGAACTATGCCCTGATTATATTAGAGCAGGTGTTACAAGTTACAACAAGGGATCAATAGAATTTGAAAACGGATCACGTATAGTATCACAAACAACTACAGGCACAACAGGTCGTGGTATGTCTATTTCATTACTATACTGTGACGAGTTTGCGTTTGTGCAACCTAACATTGCTAACGAATTTTGGACTTCTATTTCACCTACACTAGCAACTGGTGGTAAGGCAATTATTACATCCACTCCAAACTCAGACGAAGATACTTTTGCTGAAATTTGGAAAGAATCACAAGACCTGTTTGACACATACGGCAATGAGCGCACAGACGGATTAGGTCGCAACGGATTCCATGGGTTTAGAGCTGAATGGTACGAACATCCGGATCGAGACGACAAGTGGAAGGAAGAAGAACTTGGACGTATTGGTGAAGAACGTTTCCGTCGTGAATACGGTTGCGAATTCTTAATCTATGATGAAACTTTAATTAACAGTATTAAGTTAAGTGAGTTATTAGGTAAAGACCCTATATTTAAAATGGGGCAAGTGCGTTGGTTTAAAAAGCCACAAGCTGGTAACATTTATCTTGCAGCATTAGATCCTAGTTTAGGTACAGGAGGCGACTTTGCAGGTATACAAGTATTTGAATTACCTAGTATGACGCAAGTTGCAGAATGGCAACACAACTTAACACAAGTTCAGGGACAAGTTAAAATTTTCCGAGATGTGTTAAAGTACATTCAAGAAGTTATTGGAGTAGAAAACTCTACTAGCATTTACTACAGTGTTGAAAACAATACAGTAGGCGAAGCTGCCCTAGTAGTTATTGCAGATTTAGGAGAGGAAACTTTCCCTGGATTATTTGTAAATGAACCACAGCGCAAAGGGCACGTTCGTAAATTCCGTAAAGGATTTAATACAACACACGGAAGTAAAATTTCAGCTTGTGCTAGATTAAAGTTTTTAATTGAAGAAGACAAGATGAAAATCTTTAGTAAAACTCTTATTAGTGAATTAAAAGGGTACATTGCTAAAGGTGTAACATTTAGCGCAAAAGAAGGCTTACATGACGACTTAGTAGCAGCATTATTGTTAGTAGTGCGTATGAGTGTTGTGTTAGCTGAATGGGATCCACAAGTATTTGAATTAATGAGTGTGGACGGGCATATGGAAGAAGAATTTGAAGCTCCGTTGCCTATTTTTGTTTCAAGCGGATTCTGATAAATATAACATGAACTCGAACTTAGATAAAATTGCACAAGATCTGTACGGCAAAATTCAAACCCGTTTTAAAAACATTACTATCGGGGATGAACACGCACAGACTTTAAGTCGTAAAGAAGACATTCCAAAAGCTCGCTTCTTTGAATTTGAGTATGTGGAAAACGGCGAAAGTTTAGGTACAATCACTATCACGTTAGATGCAGACGACGGAATTGTAATTCAACTTAGCGGTGATTTAGTTGACGATGATAACGAAACTACTCATCACGGCGCATACACTTTTATCCGCAGTTTTAGACAATTTGCTAAAAGAAGACTTTTGAAGTTTGACGCTGATAATATCGGCAAGAGCAACTTAGACAAACGAGATTATCAATTTCAAGCCAAACGTAGGGAAGAACCTGTCATGCCAATGCAACCAGTTATGGAAAATAAAATGTACGGTACTAGCAAGATTAGTTACCAGGATCTAGGCGAAAGTGCTAGATTAGTTATTAAACACAGTCAACCAGTTAATTTAGATGTAGCTGCTGGTCGCACAATGCACATTGAAAGCATTTATATTGAAAATGCAGATGGAGAAAGATTTAAGTACCCATACAAGCATTTAGCAGGTGCTCGTGCTTTAGCAGAACATATCAAGCACGGTGGCATTCCTTATGACTCACTTGGCAAACATATTTGCAGTTTAAGCGAAGAACTTGCAGGACTACGTAAGTTCAAAGGTTACGTTAGTCGCCAAGAACAAGTAAGCGAAGCAATGGGTAGCGTAACAGGTCGTGTACTTGATCGTATTGAACAAATTAAGGAAACAATTGCAAAGCTACAGCGTCCTACATATTATCAAGAATTTGCAGAATCATTTGAAGAACAAGAAGAGCAAATCATTCCAGAAGAAATTCAAAATGATTTAATCAATCGTTTGACTATTCGTACATTTAACGAAGACCTAAAGGCAATTTTTCCATATATTGCAAAGTTTGTTAACGAAGACGAACTAGAAGCTGTTGAATTATCTGCTGATGATTTATTAGGCGAAGACAGCGAGTGCGATGTTTGCCACCATACCCCGTGTAACTGTGATGACAAGGAAGATGGTGAAGTTGAAGAGTCAATTGATGACCCAGAATTAGCATTTGAATCATTTATGGATGACATTGTTAATGAAGATAAAGACGAATTGTTTAGCCCAAATAAGGATGCTAAGATTCGTGCAATTGATCAACTAAATCAAGTCTTTGCTAAAGAACTTCCTGGTGGCCCAGGCGGTGTTAACGCAATTGAAAGTCTTAAGGGTTTAATTGACGACCCAGAATTGTTTGACATCATTAGAGATTTAGATCCTAATTTAGATACACGTCCTGTTATTCAACAATGGTTACATGATAACATTGCTAAGTTTGCAGGCGATGGTGCAGAAACATTACAGTTAATTCACTTTGCAGGACCAGAAGGTGAAGGCATTGAAGAGCCAGCACCAGAAGCAACACCTCCAACACCAGAAGTACCACCAGCACCAGAAGCTGGCGCAATGCCTCCAGAAGGGGCTGCACCTCCAGCACCAGAAGCTGGCGCAATGCCTCCAGCAGCACCAGCAGCACCTGCTCCAGCAGCACCTGCTCCTGCTCCAATGGCAGAAAGTATTATGAAAGCATTACGCAAAGCATCAAAAGCGGGCGCAACATTAGAAACTGCACTTGACTTTGGCCATGGTGTTAAAACAATTGCAGAAATTATTGACGAATGCGGAATGGCTGCAGAAGAACTTGGATTTGGACAACCGCAAGAAGTTGGTGTTCCGGCAATGTTAAAATATCTAAGTGGCTTCTATAATAAAGATCAAGGAAACTTCCCACTAGGTGGAACACGCATCAAGATTAAAATCAAGAAAGCATGGGAAGATGGCGAGTTTGGCGATTGCTCAGCAGAAGACATTGCTAGAGTGTTCAAATTAATTGACGCTAAAGATCCAAGCAGTGTTCCAGGACACGATCATGAACAGTCGCATATTATTAAGTTAGCAGGTGTACAACCGCAACAATCTAATTTGTCAACTGATCACATAGAAAAAGAAATGCACGGAATTAATCCGGCAGACATGATGAAGGCCATCATGCAAAAACTTCAATTTTAAGGGAAGACACGATGGAATTCAAAAGTCTAAGAGATTATATTCAAATTGTTGAGTCAGCTCAAGAAACAAATGAAACTTCACCTCGCATGGTATGGGACGGTGTAAAATGGACACAATCTACAGTAGCACAATTAGCAGAGTGGGCACCTAGTCCAGAGCAAGCAAAATGGCTCGGTGGTGCAAACCAACAAGATCCGTATATCTTAAATAGAATGCCTGGCACAAAGCCACCAATTACATATTTTACAGACCCAGCTGATCAAGCTAAAGCACGTCAAATGGGCTTCCCAGAAAAAGAAGCAGCAGCACCTGCTCCGGCACCGGCCCCTGCTCCAGCAGTAGCTACACCAGTTACACCTCAAACTAATGTACAAGCAACTCCGTTAGCACCAGCAGCCGGACAGGGCGCAACTCCAGCAGCACCAGCAGCACCAGCAGCAAAAGATCCTAAGGTATTAGCATTACAACAAAAATTAAATGCATTAGGTGCAGGACTAACCGCCGACGGGGTTATGGGTCCAAAGACTCAAGCAGCAATGACAAAATATGGCCTTGACGCAAGCGGAACTTCAACCGCACCAAATGTTGCAGCACCTGGACAACCTCCTGCAACACTAGCAAAAGATACAAACATTAATCAAGCACAAACACAGGCAGCAGCTACAGCTATTAAGAATGGTCAAAAAAACCCAACTAGCTTATCTGGTCAAACAACTATTGCTCAACCAACTGGCGCTATTGCTCCAAGTAATGTTAATAGTGGTAGTGGTGTTGGTAAAGATTTTAAAATTGATCCAGCACAAGCAGCCGCAGTTGCTGGTAATGCAAGTGCCCGCGACCAAGCATGGTTAGCACAACAATCAGGTGGCGCACCTCAAGCGTTTGCAGGTCCAGGCACTGTTAGAGCTCCAAAAGCAAAAACAGCAGCACAGACAACTCCACCAGCAGCACCAGCAGCACCAGCAGCTCCTGCACCTGACACAGCAAAGATTCAAGCAGAAATTGATCGATTCTCTAAAGGCAACAACATGTCTCTCCAAGCTAACAAAGATTATGTTGCTAAACTACAAGCTCAACTAAGTGGTGGTGCTCCAGTGAAAGAGAGTACTGGCTACGATGAAGTTGAAAGAATCATCAGTTTAGTTCACTACAGATAATTGGCATAAAAATATCACATTTCAAGTACCAATGTGCTTGTAATGATAAATAAAAACGCATACACTACAAGTATGCGTTTTTTGTTGGAGAAGGTCTTCAACAAATTAAGGCAAATAAAAACATAGGCATAAAATTAAGGAGAAATACTATGGCAACTCTAGCAGAAATTCGCGCAAAATTAAAGGCATCTGAAAACAAAGGTTCTGGAGAACGTACAGGCGGTGATAATTCAATTTACCCATTCTGGAACTTAAAAGAAGGCCAAGAAGCAACATTACGCTTCCTACCAGACGGCAATCAAGACAACACCTTTTTCTGGGTTGAACGTGCAATGATCAAATTGCCGTTCGCAGGTATCAAAGGTGAAACAGATAATAAGAAAACAATTGTACAAGTACCATGCATGGAAATGTATGGCGAAACCTGTCCTA